TACTGCCTTTACGGCATCAATTGTTAGATTTTCCATGATTCAAATTGTTTTTTAAGTTCGTTAATTGTTATTATTTCGACCGCTTCGGCTTCTTTAATTTCCAAAGTAGGCGAGGCTGGCTTTAGAAACTCCAAAAGTGATTTAAGTTGATTTTCTAGTTTTTCAATTGTTTCGTCGGTTGCGTCTGAGGTCTTTACAAACTTTTCAAGTCTGCTAAGGTATTCGAATGCGTCCGCTTCGCTTTTAAGGTCAATAAATGTGGTCTCAGGGTTAGCTCCCAAGAATTGGACTGCTGAGCCTTCATACATCATTACCTCCTTAATTAGGTTCGCTTTGGCCTCCTGGTCGAACTGTTCTTTAATAGTTCTAAAGCCAAACGAATGCTGGTTAATTAGTTCACTCTCAATCATTTTCTGAAAGTCTTGCCCAGCTGCATGACTACCAATTTTAGCCTCGTAACGCAAGCCTTTATTGTCTTCGTAAAGATTGGTGATTTTTGCGACAACCTTGTTTTTATCGTGGTCTAGTAAATACTTGATTAACTGCTTGCCTTGTGGCCCACGCTCCATTACAGTCTTGGTAAACGCTCCTGGCTCGATTACATCTCCATCGAGGTCTTTGTTGCCAAATACTGCAAAGTAACCCGAAACAATCCCTTGTTTCATGTCGCTATCTGTAAAGCCTTGGTTTAATCCTTTTTTTACAAAACCCATATCGCTAGTCTTTTCTAATTCCTTTATTTTATTTCTACTCCAAACCAAAGCCTCTTTGCCTCCCCAAGCGTCGTACATTAAACGACCGCAACCATCTTCATAAGAGCTAGAGGTTTGTAAATCAACCTCGTGACGGCTTAAATACGAAAACATCCTTTTAATCGTATCAACCGACACAGGCTCGCCGTTTGCAAGCTGGTTGGCTCTTTGTTTGCCTACTGGCGTTCCGCAAGGCCCCCAGCCGTTCTCATCAACATATTTTAAAACCCTTCTAGCGTTGTTTCTGACCGCCTCGGGATAATCTGAATATGATTGCTCGGCTTTGTCTAGCATTGCTTATTCGTTTAGACAAATATACAAATAAAAAAAATTAGGAAACAAAAGGGGATTACAGTCAAAATCTAGGCCTCAAGAATTTCCCTATATTTTAAAGGAATATCCTCAATTCCTTCAATGACGTTGTTAATCAAATAAAACAAAAGACCAGTAACCAATTCTGCTTTTGTCTTTGGCATTATTCCATTATTTGCCATTTTTAGAGTAGCCTGGTAAATAGATATTTTTTTAGCTACCATTTTTTCGAATTCTCTTGTCATAGCTTTCCTCTTAATGTTTGTGGCACTATTGTTTTAGTTCTGTTTAAAGTGACAACAAAGTCCGTGTATTTTATTCCTAATTGTCTAAATGATGCCGTAGGCGCTTTTATCGTATAACCATCGTATCCCTTGGAGGTTGCCCAACCTCCAAAATCTATATATAACTTTAATTCAGTCATCATTTCGGCAAATTCAACTGGATTTGAAGCTGCAAATCGACCATCAAATAACTTAGTTTGATTTGTTTTGGCTTCCCAATTTTTTATAACCATTTTTTCATAAGCCTCCCTTTCTGTTTCCCATTGCGAATAAAGAGAACCATAACTGTCTATTTTCATATCTGATTTTTTAATCAATGCTGGCAAAACATTTTTATCTTTTCCAATAGCGTAAAGATTTGCAACTGAGTATTGTGATTCAGCCGCCCAATATGTACCGTTTCCAAAAGCGTTATCTCTAGCTCCATACAATTCGCCTTTAATATATCTGTTTATTAAATTTTCAGCTTTTAGATTTTGAGAAGGCACATCTGAAATACCTCTGTAAAGAATTGTATATTCAGGGTCTTTCGATAATCTAATAAACTCCTCGTTTGATACAACCTTTGGAAGGCCTCTAAATCCTTGAAGTTCTGCAATTGCATTTTGTACGGTTTCATACTTTCCGTCAATAAGTTCAGGGTCTGAAATGTTTTTATTGCCTTTTACTATTTTGAGATATTCATTTTTAAATTGGTTGTAATCTGTATATTTTGCTTGAGTTGGTATAAACGCTTGCTCAGCTTCTATTCTAGGCGTAATACCTTGCGACGGCGTGGCTGGAATTCTTGGAGTTGCATTAAACCATTCAGGGAAATTACGACGCGCGTAAGCCTCGGAAACATAGACAACAACGCAACTGCAATTAATTGTTTGAGATGGGCCGCCATTTATATCGCCTGGCTTATCCATTAAAACAACCTCGCCTTTTGGTGTTAAAAAATCAAAAAATCCGTTTGCTGGTATTGGTTTATTTTGCGCTTGGATATGTTGAAACCTTGGCTCCTTAGCTCCTCCATGTATCCACAATTTCCAAAGAGTTGTTCCAGTCTGTTTGGCCCAATCCTCGGCGGAACGTTTCTTTCCTTCGTTGTAAGCTCGTGTCGATTCAGTCCTAGCAATTGCCCTGGCTCTCGCAATATTTGGTATTTGCTCAAGTAAAAGACGCTCCAGCTGGAACGGGTTTAAACCTTGCTCAATTCCTTCGCCAAGTATATTTTGGATTTGCTCTAACGTGTTATCATTTACGCTAGTAATTAGATTTCCAAGGTTTTGCAAAACCCAATCCTTAATCCATTCTCTCCAGGTATTTAAAAAGAAATCGTCAGGAATGTAAGCCTTTTCGCGGTTGTCTTGTCTTATTCTGTTAAACTCTTGCTTAGCCGACTCAACAAAGACCGTTTGGTAGAACTTAATATAAGCCTCTTGCATTGGCAAAGGCGACGGATTTGGCTTGGCTTGTAGCTTTAGAGCCGCGGTAAATAGCTTAATCCCAAGGCGCTCGTATTTCTTTAGGTCAGATTGTGCCGACCTTCTAACCTTGGAATAATTTATAAGCTTCATTTTTTACGCTGGGAAATCGCTAAAATCCGTTTGTGCATTACCTAAAGCCTCATCGCTTGGAATTACGTTGCTAGGTATCCAATGCACGTCCATTGCTGGGTCTTCGCTAGCGTGCCAGTTTAACAAGCTTCTAACTTCGTTGCCTGTAAAGTATGGAGATTTTCCGTATGTATCTAGGATAACTTGCACGTCAGGTTGCAATTCGCTAAAGCTGGAAATATCGAAATCAATAACGTAATCCATGCCGTAAGACTTGCCAAGCCATTGCGTAAATTTCTCCTCAATCATTTGAAGTTGTGGCATAATTACATCGGTAACCAAAGCCTTTTGAGCGCCTTCCAAATTGGCATAGGTCGCGTTAGATGTAAACAAAACAGGGTTAACTCCCCAAAGACCGCAAAGCGTTTGCAAGTCCATGTTCTGAGAGTTAATAATGTCCATCGCAACTGGCGACAATCCGATTGCATCGTAACGCAAAGGAATAGAAGACGCAACGATTTTATTAATGTTTTTATTGCCGTTTATCCTCTCATCAATCCGTTCGTCCATCTTGGCTCTTTGGTCAGGGGACGGCCAAAACTCAGGGTTTGTAATATTTGGCGAAATAATTCCTTTGGCTCCTCCGTTTTGGAAAGTCTTTTGCTTGGCAAAGGTCGCCTCGTTATTAGCTTGTAAGGTTGTTAAACCAGCCAAAAGAGGAGGCATTCCACGCAATTGCGCGCCATTCAAATCCCAGGTTAAATTGGTTGTTTTAATGTGTAATACCTGGTTAGCTGGTATCTCAATATTTTGGTCTCCAATTATCAATTTGTAGCCTCGTACTGGCTCGAATAAGCTACCAGCCACAATCTCGACATAGTTAGACGGCAAAACGTACATCTCCTTAATTTTGCCCTTATTAAGGCCATCCTGAGGAGCAAAGCCGTAAACGAAAATCTCGCCGCTAGTATTGTACCACGTTAGCATCGAATCCAAAAACTCGCTCCAAGTTTGCATTGGATTAGGGTTTTTAATTAGCTGGCTTACTGGGTCGGTATAACTTACATTCTCAAGCTCCTTTTTACGAAATGCTATGCTTTGCAATCTGTTAAGTTCCTTCGAGTTATACTTTCCGCCTCTGTATTTCTTGGATGCTTCGCTCTCTTTGTAAACGTAGGTCGGGCATTGCTTGCCTTTCTCGGCTATCTTTCTAATGATTGAGTAAACCAGAGCGTTTCCTTTGTATCCCTTGTCGATAAAAGTTTGCTG